TGAACTTCCTCCTGATGAAGTTGACTTACCAAATGTAATAAAATCTGCAATAACAAATTGTATAGGGCAGGGAATAGTAAGGCTTTTAGGAATACGAAATCTCACGTGGGAAGAACTTGAAGAATATAACATCAGAAAACCTTCGAAAGCAGTTTCTTTCAAAAAAGCAACTACTTCTTCAGCAGAAATTGATACTGAAATATCATCTCCACAACCAGCATCACAACCTCAATCTGCATCACAATTACAATCTCAATCACAATCTGAATCAGAAATAAAACGCATATCGGAAGTTCAAATTAAATATTTAGAAAATTTCGCAAAAAAGAAAGGAAGCGACGTGGTAGCATTGGAAGCATATTTTGGTAAACCTATAAGAGAATGGTCTGAAGAGGATTTTAAAGAAGCATTAAAATATCTACATGAATTATCGGGAAGTAAAAAATAAATACTCTCTATCTGCCAAGGGGAAGAAAGATGGGTTTTTCCTCCACACCTCCTTTTTCCCCATCTTTCTCCCCTTTTTTATTTTTAAAGTGAAATGAAAAAAGTGATGGTAATATCATATATAGTTGTTTTGAGTTTTGTAACTGTTTATTTGTGCTGGCTTTATTATTCTCAGGAACCTAAAATTGTTGAGGTTGAAAAGGTTGTATACAAAGAAATAGAGAAACCAAAATACATCACTAAAATACGAAAAATATATGTGAAAGTCCCTGAAGTTCAAGTTTTAGAGAAAGAAAAAATAGTTGAAAAGGAAAAAGACCTCCCAGAATGGCTTAAATCTGCAACGGAGCAAGTTATCCTTGCTGTCGGAGAAGTTCCCTCTCATAAAGGAAAAACAAAAGTTTTTTCGCTTTTAAATACAAAAACGGGAGAGGGGTCTTTAATTTATAAACCTTTACCCTACCGGCAACCCTTCTTTGAATTCAAGCGGGATTTACGGATAGGGGCTGGCTGGGACTTTATAAAGCAAAGTGGAATAGGGAGACTGGATTTTGATTTCATGCGGATTTCAAAAATCAATTTTTCAATAATAAGTGAGGTTCACAAAGAAGGATTTAAAAGTGGAATTTTTTTATGGACAAAATTTTAAATAAAGAGGTGTAAAAATGATACAGAAAAAAAGTTTAGTTGTTATTAAAAATCCACCCCCAGAAAAAATTATTCAATTTTTTAAGCAAAACAAACTGGGAAATATGTTTGTTGAAAGAGTTTCAAAACTGATAATTTTTCTTGATAGTAAAGGTTTTATAATATCCCTTGTCCAAAATGACCCCGAATATGAAGCATTTGAATATGCCTATGAGATACCTTATGTTTTTTCAAAATCTCAAAAAATTAAGAAAAATACTTTTTATATGCTTGGAATTAAATTTATTAAAAATTTCTTTAAGATTTTCAATTTTGATAAAACAAAATCTACAAAAGTAAAAAATACATTTAGAAGATATGTGGAAATGATATATGGGGGAAAAAATATGATAAAGAGGTGCTGAAATGACTGAAAAAGAATTCAAAGAAAAACTAAACAGAGATGAACTGAAATTGATTAAAGAAGAAATAGTGATAGTTCCTCTTGAACGAATTTATACAGATGTAAAAACAGGAGAGTATTATAGAGTAATATATGATGTAACGCATGTGCCTATTATAAAAATTGAAAAAATAAATCTTATGATAGAAGAAATAGAAATGCCAGAAGGAGAAATTGAATTAAAGGGGGTGTTAAAATGATAATAGAAAAAATTTTAGAACACAAAAAATCAAAAATAAAAGCAACACCCTGCAACTCGAATAGAGCTTCTGAACTCGGTCATCCCTGCCTGAAGTACCTCGTGCTTTCAAGATTGAAATGGCAGGAGCAACTTCTAACTCCTCTTTCACTTCAACTTGTTTTTGACGAGGGGCGCATACAGGAACAAGCGGTTATAAGAGATATGCTTGAAGCAGGAATTCAAGTTATTGAACAACAAAGGTTTTTTGAGTGGCGGGAATATCAAATCACTGGACACATTGACGGGAAAATTTTGCTGGATGGACAAGTATATCCTTTTGAAGTAAAAAGTATGGCACCTTATATCTTCAATTCAATTAACTCTTTTGAAGATATGAAAAAATCAAAAGTTTGGTATATTCAAAAATACCCCGTTCAAATGTGCCTCTACCTCATCCTAGACAACAAAGAGCGAGGACTTTTCATACTAAAAAATAAAGTAAGCGGAGAACTAAAAGAAATATGGGTTGATCTTGACTATGAGTTAACGGATGAGGCAATAACAAAAGCGGAAAAAATAAATGAATATGTAGCAAAAAATGAAATCCCGGAGAAAGGAATTGATGACGAAAAAATATGTCCCGATTGTAAGTTTTATCATATTTGTCTTCCCCCAGTTCAAAGAGAAGCACTTGAATTTGTTGAGGGAGCAGAATTGATTTATATGCTTGAACGATATGAACAACTTAAACCTCTTATAAAAGAATATGATGAAATATACAATGAACTAAAAGAACGGTTCAAGGAAAAAACTGTTGTAATAGGAAATTGGCTTATCACGGGAAAATGGATTGAACGAAAAGGATATGTCGTCCCCGACACAAAGTATTGGAAAATGGAAATTAAAAAAATTGAGAAATGAAAGTATATAAAATAGTGATTATAACTGATTATAACAAAGAAAAAACAGAAAAATTAAAACAAAAAGGTTTTAAACTCTGGAAAAAGGGTGTGATAGTAGCAAACAGAGAGGCAGAGTTATGGCGGAAAGTAAAATAATAAAAATTTTAGGAGCTTTAATTGCGGTATTATCAATTATTCAAATCATTGAAGGAAAAGGAATGGAAACTTTAAATTTAAAAATTGCATGGTATGTAATACATAGTTTAACTTGTCTATTGGGAATTTATTTGTTATTATCTAAAAACAATGAATAAAAAATACATAAAAGGCAGACAATATGAATATAAAACACAAAAACTTTTGGAAAATTCAGGATGGCAAGTCATCAGGAGTGCAGGGTCGAAAGGACCTTATGATTTGGTCGCTATTCATAAAACCGATAAAATTGTTGCTCTTATTCAGGTTAAATACAACAAAAAACTAAAACAAAAAATGCAAGCACAAATTGAAAATGTTGATACCAACTATAAACTTATTGAAATGTTATATCTCTGGGGGAAAGGACGATGATTAAAACAATATTTATTATAGGTTGTATTTTTTTAATAATACTTGTCTACATAATCGTTTTTTCACTCTGCAAAATTGCAAAAAAATCCGATGAAAGAATAGAAAAAATGATAACCTCTAGAAATTGTGTGAATTGCTTATATTTTCAAATTAACAAATGCCTCATACACGATAAATACCCTATTGAAAATTGTCCTGATTTCTGCCCCCTTTTTGTTATTAATTAACTAAAACCTTCATAATACTTGACAAATAAAATATTTAAAGATAAAATAAAGCAAATGATAAAAATAGAGCCTTGGCAAAAAGCTATCATAGATTACATTGTAATGAATCCTACTGCCAATATTTCTATAAATGACCTTTACAAAATGTTATGGAAAAAAAATTTAAGAACAAGAAAAAAAGATATAAAAAATTTTCTTGAAAGTAAATTATTTGAGGAATTGTTATCCGAGGCATATCAAGATAAACAAATGGTTATTGCAAGGTTCTTGCCCGAAACAATACGCAATCTCAAAACACTTCTAAATAGTGAAGATGAAAAAATTAGACTTGAAGCCTCAAAAATGATACTGAAATATATTGAATTGTTAGATGAGAAAAAAACACAAAAAAGCAAATCAAAACTATCTCCTGTAGGATTACCTGTTACTCTTGAAGAAAATGACATTATTATCAAAAAATTAACGGAAGATTAAAATGGCAGAAAACATAAATTTGGCTGAAATACTTGAAATTCCAGTAACCGAAGAAATACCACCTGAACCTATCTCTGCAACATTTGAATCCTCTCTTCCTATAATGAGTGATGAAGAAATAATAAGTTTTATAGTTGATTGTTATGAAAAATCGCAAGAAGCACGCTTACCAAAAGAAAATTTGTGGCTTCTTGCAATACAACAATATAATTTAATACATGATTACACCCATAAAGCCGACTGGCAAGCAAAAATTTATATTCCTAAAATTTTTGATGCAATTGAACATATCGTTACCTTTATTGAGGGTGGAGTGTTTGGATTACCCGAATATTACAGAATTGAAAAAGTAAAAGGCACTATTAAACCCGCTTTAATCAAAGAATTACTTGATACAATATTAAAAAAATCAAAATTCCAAAATGAACTTTCAAAGGCAATTCGGTATTGCTTATTGACAGGATATGGAGTTTTGAAAATAATTCATACATTCAACTATGATAACCCCCTTGATATAGAATGTATCAGTTCATTTGATATTTACCTTGACCCTTCTACAAAAAATAGATTTATAATCCACAGAACAGTTAAATCAATTGATGAATTATATGAAACACAAGCCCAAATGAATTATATTAATCTTGATAAAGTGCAAGAATACCAACATAAAACATTTGAAGAAGCAAAAGAAAAACTCGCACGGGGTGAAATCACTGAAGATGAAATTCCAAATATCAAAGATATTGAACTGCTTGAATTTTGGGGGACTATATATGACAAAAATGGAAATGCAGTATATAAACAAGTTGTATGCACTATTGCAAACAGAAGCATAATAATTAGAAGACCTGAACCTTTCTCAACTTATTATTCAGATTATCCTTTTGTTGTTTTTTATATCATCCCTGGTCTTAACACAATTTACCCCCCACCTTTCATCGGAAATTTGTGTAATCTCGCACAATACATAAATGAAACGGCTTCACTTCTTTTTGACGCAGCAGCATATGCCAGTTTGCCTATTTTTAGAATTAATAGACATGCAATTTTTAACATGGAAGCATTGATGGAAGGGCTTTCACCTGGTCAAATTATTGAAGGAGTAGAAAATGCAGTTGAAGTAATCCGAGTAGGACAAGGAATAACACAAGATTTGCTTGCAATGTATAATATCTTTAAAATTGAATTTCAGGAAGCCTCATCTATTACAGAATATCTTGCCGGAAGAGCCCCTACAAAAGGCAGACCCACAGCACGAGAAGTACTTGCAAAAAGAGAACAAGGTGCTCTATTCTTTAATAAATTCGCACGCAGTATAGAAACTTTCTTACTTGAACCCTTGATTATTAAATTATATGATGCAATAAAAAAACTTGTAATACACAATGAAAAAACAATTTATCATGACATTTTTGATAAATATCAAATGTATGAATTGAGATTTTTATCTTCAGAACAAAAAGAAAGGTTATTGTCAGAAAATGTAGTTTTTAAAGTGTATGGACTTTCTCTTTTGACTACACAACAAGAAAAAATTGAAAAATTGCTTGCTTTCTTGAACATTATTTCAAAAATTGAAGAAGGAAAAGATTATATAGATATGGGAAAAATCATTAAAAAATTCGCTGAATTGTTAGGTATTTATCCTTATGATGTGTTTAAAGATGAAGTTATAAAGAAAATAATTGAAACTGAAGAAATAAAAGAGGAGGAAAGCTATGGCACAGAGACGGGTGAAATTGTTGAAACCTAAAACAATAAAACCTAAAAAATTAAAACCCATAAAAATTAAATTACCCACATTACCAAAACCACCCTCTATTTCTAAAATTGGTAAAACTAAAATGAAAGCTCCCCTGAAATTGAAAAAGTTTAAACTAAAAACATTTAGTTATTAGAAAAAATAAAAAGGCAGGAGGTGCAATATGGTTGATAAAACAGAAAAAGAAATTTTGAGACCTGAAAGAATAGAACCACGGCAAATTCCTGAACCTCAATATGTGCCACCCGAAGTGGATATTAAAACTACACCGCTTACTCCACCTACCCAGCAAAAAGAAACTACAGCATATAATAAAGCGAAATACAAAACTTTCAAAGAGCATCTGCAGGCAATCAGGCGAAAAACCAAAAAGAGTAAGAAAAAGAAAAAATGAAAGAATTGCTTAAAACCAAATCGTTTTGGTGGGGGTTAATTTGTATCTTCTATGGGATTGCTAATTTGTTTCTTGCTGATGGTGAGCAATTTCCTGAATTTGTGGCAATGGGACTGGCTATTATTTTTTTAAGGGATGGGATAAGAAAAAATGTTTCTCGTCAAGAATAATCTTAATTTTCCTTTAACATTAGACTGGCAATTGCTTTTTTCGGCAACAGTCAAAACAAATATAACAATTCAAAATGATGATGACGAAGCAATTATATATCTTGCAACAAAAGATGACGATGATTATATAATTAAAATTTTATATCCTCTTGATGTATGGAAAGAAAAAATAAAAAGAGGGTATTCACTATATATCAAGAGTTCAAAAGCGAATGCTAAATTTCAGGCAATGTTCTATGCTTAAAATCTTCAAATATATATGGCAATTAATCCTCAAAATTTTAAATTTTATCAAAAATCTTTTTAAGCGTAAAAAAAAAGAAAAATTAAAATTAGTTGGAACTTTTACGAGCCCTTTATCGGTTAGTCCAGAAACAGAGGTTATAAATGAAATTGAACTTGTATTTTTAGACCTTTTAGGGAGGGGGTATGAGATTAAGGTATACCGAAACGAAATCGGTTATGTTGAAAGAGAGGAAATTGAGGGGGTAATAGGTAGATTGACAGGACGGCAGGTTGAGGTAGAAATGTATGGCACGAAGGTATTGGTTGATGAAACAATCCCTGTGAGGGTCAGGGTTATAAAGAAATATGTTTTTGAGCCTTTTGTTGATAGCATAGTTAATGGACTTCCTTATGTCCCTGCCTTGGTAGTAAAAGAAATTAAGTGGGAATTATACAAGGAGGCAGTATAAATGGCGACTTATTATGTGGATGGTGAATATGGAAATGACCTGAACAACGGGTTAAGCCCTCAAACCGCCTGGAAGACAATAAACAAGGCGGTGCAGTCAACAACAGAGGGTGATGTTATTTACATTAAACCCTGGGTATATGATTTGAACTATGGCAATTCTTCTGGATTTTTTTATAATCCACCTTCAGGCACAACTTGGATTGGTGATGTAAAAGGGGAGAAATGGGGAGTAAAAGGGAATGTGTATATTGTCAGTGGATATGTAAACACTGCAGGAAGTTCTACATCTTTGATGGTTTTTGATGTCCCTTCAAAAAATATAACTTTTAAAAACTTCTATTTTGTCTGTCCATTTAGAGATTTTTTTAGCATAAAAACTGAATGTTCTAATTTTGTTTTTGAAAATTGTTCATTTGGAAGACTTGCTTGGGGGTTTGGATATAGTTATGGAACACTGAACAACATTGTGTTTAGAAATTGTTATTTTGAAGGAATAGGTGGGTTAATATATACTTTTCACGATAATATAGTGTTTGAAAACTGCGTTATTCGTGGAATGGGATTAGAATGGTCTTGGTTGCGTTGGACAACAAACTGGAAATTTAAGAACTGCATAATTTTAGCAAGAATTGTTTGGCGATATGAAGGTGGGTATCCCGCCTCTTTAGAAATAGACAGAAGTTATATCAGACACGATGTTTTAGGTGATACTCCTTTAGGTCGTAATACAACATACACAACGGTTTTTGTAAAAAACTCAATAATTACTACAAGGATGTATCATAGCAGTCATAAATATGACATTCGTCGATGTGTAAATACTTTTACAAATTTTGGAGGGCTTGCTGGTAATTTCATAGACATTATTGGTGGAACGGCATTTCCAGACCTCATTACAAATCCTGAAAACATTCTCAAAAACAAGTCATTGAACTACAACCTGCTCTTTTACCCCTCTGCAATGAAAAACTTTTTCTCCGACGCATTTTACTATTGGCAATACTATAAACCCATTACAATCACAAACAATGACAATATAGATTATACCGATGTTCAGGTTAAACTTGTCATTGACACTGCGTCCCTTGTTTCAGCGGGAAAATTGAGGGATTTCTGCGAAGACCTGCGGTTCACACTTGAAGATGGAACAATTATCCCGCACTGGATTGAGTATGGTGAGAATACTTCAAACACAATAATATGGGTCAAAATTCCTTCTCTCCCTGCGAATGAAAGTGTTACCATCAGAATGTATTATGGCAATAACTCCTGTCCTCGCAGAAGCGATGGATACAATGTTTTTGAATTCTTTGACCACTTCTGTTATAGGACAGACAATTACGCAAAATGGCATGTTATAACGGGAGCAAATACTTTCAGTGAAACTTATGGTCTTTATCAATCACCAGCACCGGTATGGCCAGGCGAATTAGGAATTGATAGCGTATTTTATCAAGCACCTGTTTCAAAATGGTTCAAAATTGACAGACCTTGCATAATTGAAGCAAAAGCTAGACAGGCAGGTGCATTCGGATCATATGCAATGGGATTGATGTTCTGGGTTAAAACTGGATATAGTGATTTTAATCGAGCTGCGTATCATTCATTTACGAATGGTTCAAATGCAATGCTCCGGTATTGTGATGCAGCTGGAAATATGATTAATTATACTGGAGATGCTTATACTTTTTCTTTAAACACAAAATACATAAATCAACTTATATTAACATCGACACAGGTCCAAGGACGATGGTTGAATGAAAATAGAGAGTTTTTAGCAGGTGCACCTTCAACCCCTCTTGAGAATACTGATTGGATGACTGGATATATAGTGATTGATACATATGTAACTGGAGTATCAGGCAATTGGGCATATTTTGACTGGGTCATAGTGAGAAAATATATGGCTTCTGAACCCACCATTTCAATCGGTGATGAGGTATCAGGTTTATTCGCAGTTGAAGGTGAACCCGATTTAAAAGACTTCTACGATAGAGACCCTGTGGAAGGAAAAGACCTCGGGGCTCTGGAAACAGAGTATCCGCCTGAATTAGGAATAAAAAAACATAGGCGTGAAGTATGAAATGCTTTAGTGATGATAAAAAAATTAAATTAAAAATTGCTCTTGATATTGGACATCTCTACAAAGATAGTCAACCCGAAGATAAAGGGGCATTCTATAGAGGTTTATATGAAAGTGATATTGTTAGAAATTATATGCAAAAAACTTATGAATTATTACAAGTATACAAAGATATGTTTGAAGTATATATTTCAAATCCTTTAGAAAAAATTTTAATAGGGGATTATTGGAAAAGACGTGAATGGGTAAATAAAAATTTTTCTGAAATTGATGTTTATATTCAGGGACATCTAAATACAGGAAAAGGAAACTATGGTATGCTTCTCTGTGTGAATGATTTATTAAGTATAAAATTACGAGAAATCGGTTATGGGGCTGAAATTGTAAAAGCATTAAAAGAAAAATTAAAAATTGAATTCAAAGATAAACTTGATGAATACTCTAAATCGGTTTATTTTCTTGCACCGCATGAACGAGGGTATTCTATCTTAACAAGATTTAAATGTCCTGCCTTCATTTTAGAACCTTGTTTCCTTGATAATGATAAACATTTTGAAAATCTTGCAAACAGGAACTGGACTGATAAAATTGCTGAAGGGTTGACAAAAGCATTCATAAACATATATAATAGTTATGTGAAACCAAAAAAGAAAAAGGAGATATAAAATGCCAGGAAGACCACCTAAAAAATGGTTTGAAAAAATGAAAAAAAGAATTAAAAAACAATATCCAGGACGCTCTGAAGAAGATATTGCACGGATTGTCGCTGGAATATGGCACAAACAATATTCTCAAAAAACAAAAGAAAAATTAACTCGCAAATATGAAAGACGCAAAAAGAGAACTCCTCGGGGGTCAGGATATTTCACAGAAACCGAATTCAAAAAAGGTTATAAAAAAATATGAAAATCCCGCAAGAATACCTTGAAAAACTGTTGATAAAATACGATACTGCAAAAAAAATAATGGAAATACTTGACCCTTTCTTAAAAGAATTAAAAGAGGAAATTTTAATAGAATTAATAGATGCAAAAACTACTGAACACCTTTGGGCTTGTAGAGGGAAATTAACACTCTTGACAAGAATCAAAAATGAATTAGAATATATAATAACAAAATACGAAAAAGAAAGGAGAATAAAAAATGACTAAAACAAAAAAAGAAATAGAAACACAAGATACTGAAACAGAAATAACTGAAGAACAAACAACCGAAACTACTTCAGAAACCTCTGCCTCTACAACAATAGATGAAACCGAAAAAATAAAATTGGAAAATGAATTGCTAAAAAAACAATTAGGACAATTGCAGGCTGAACTGGAAAAAATGAAATTGGGACAACAGTTCATAAATCAACCCGTTTCACAACCTTCTCCTTCTACTTCTTTAACCGATGAAGATATACAAAATTTATTATATGAAAACCCTAAAAAAGCTATTGAAATAATTAAACAGCAAGTTATACAAGAAATAAATCCTTACATTTTACAATTACAATCACAAATTCAAGCCGAACAAATCAGACGATATTTTTATGAAACTTATCCTGATTTGAAAGGATATGAAAAAATAGTTGCAATTATTGCTTTAGAAGTATCACAACAGATGCCAAATATACCCTTAAATCAACAACTTGAAGAAATTGCAAAACGCACAAGAAAATATATTGCCACTCTGCAAGGTCAAAAGACCAAAGCAGAGGGTATAAAAGGGATAGGTGCTGAAACAAGCAGTCAAAAAACTGCTCCAACAACTTCCAGGGGGGAAGAAATAATATATTCCCCTGAGGAAGAACTACGGGCGGAATTAGAAGCCCGAAAAGAATTTTTAAAGAAAAAATTAGGGGGTAAATAAAAAATGCCAGGACAAGTTTGGCAAGAAGTAACACTAGGAGGTTATTTCGCTAATCCTAGATTATCTAGACAATTGAGATATTCAGCTATCCCCCTTATGAAATTCAGACAATTTGCGAAAGTTTTCGCAGAAGTAGGTAAAAATAAGGGGGATAAACTTGAATTCCTGAAAATTTCTAGGATTGCTACTGCAGGTGGTCCAATCTCCGAATCAGCAAGAATACCCGAAACAAATTTTACAATTAAAAAAGATTATATCACAGTCACTGAATATGGAAACTCAATACCTTATACTGGAAAACTTGAAGCACTTTCAGAATTTGATGTTACCAATCCTATCCAGAGAGTTTTGAGAGATGACATGGCATTAACACTTGATAAGGCTTGTGGTGATGCATTTAAATCCGCGAAAGTAATATATACTCCTACCTCAACAGGATATTATCTTACTACAAATGGAACACCTGGTGGAGTTGCTGATGTGAATTTGAGAGTGAGTGATGTTAAAAATATCATTGACTGGTTCAGGTCAAATAACATCCCTCCTTATGATGGAACGGATTATATTTGTATTGCAAGTGTTAAAGCATTAAGAGGAATTATGGACGACAGCAACTGGGTTGAAGCAAGTAAATATGGTGACCCTGAAAGGCTCTTCGCTGGTGAAGTAGGCAGAATTTATCAATGCAGATTTATTCTTGAAACAAATGTCCTTTCAAATGCAGTTGGTCAAAATGGTGTATTAGGTGAAGCAATTTTCTTCGGAGAGGATGCAGTGGCTGAAGGAATTGTCATACCCGCTGAATTGAGAGCAAAAATCCCTGATGATTACGGAAGAAGCAAGGGAATTGCTTGGTATTACCTCGGTGGGTTTAAAAAAATCTGGGATTACGAAACTGACGGAGAAGAGCATATCATTTATGTAACAAGTGCTGTACCTGAAGAATAAGGCTAGGTGAATAAAAAGGGGGGTATAAAATTATCCCCCCTTTTTATTATTTATTGAGGAGGCGGAAATGACAACTAAAAAAGCACCTACTCGTATACCAATTACAAAAGACAATATGAAATTAAGTGTAATCCCTCCAGGATATGTAGGAATAGGAGTAGATGGGGTTGGTATTGTAGAAATTGTTAAAATTGAAGAATTACAGAAATCAACTTTAAGTGCTGAAAAATCCCCTTCTGCTGTAACAGTAGGGAAAAAAGGATTTGTGACATGTGAAAAATGTGGTGCTGAAATTCCAGAAGAAGATTTACAAAATCATCTTGAAAATGAGTGTCCTCTCGTGATTTATGAAAAAATGCAGACCAACCCCGCCGAAGCTGAAGAAATAATTACAACTACTTTACCCCGAAAAAGAGGGAGACCCTCTAAAAAAATTGAAGTAAATGAAGAATGAACTTTAAAGAAATAAAAAACGAAGTTGAAAAAATACTTGTATACAGACAGCAAGAACTACTTGATTTAATACCCACCTGGATTAACAGA